CACAGGGGTGGCGACAGTGACGGACTGCGACTTGCGATTACGACGAGACATAGCGATAACTCCAGTTTATGTTTGACGCGCGCGGCGGATGCAGGGCGCGGAAGCAGCAACACGCTGCTTCCCCCTATATATGCGACTTGCATGCCTAAGATGCAACGGCGGTAAACGCATACCTGGTATGCACCCCCCGGGGTGAACACCAAAACCACCTCAATTATCCACCGAGGCGGCACCTCGTTCGTCAGCCCCCCTAAATTCCATTCTCTCCTCAAAACTTCATTCCCAAAATTCAGATATCGCGCGCGCCCCAAAACTGAATCGGTCATCTACAACAACAACCCAGAAGGATCCGTCCATGTTGACAGACCCCAATCCCAACTCCGACCCCACCTTCCTTATCCTTAGATGTCACCCCCGCGACACCCTCCCCCTGGCCCAGATCCACCCCTATCTCTACTGCCCAACTACATCCGTTCTCATCCGTAAAGGTCCCTCCCGCACACGAACCCATGTGGCGTTCCCTATTCTCCCTTCGTTTCTTTTCCTCCCGACTCATCTCCCACTCCCTACCCCAGCCCACAAACTCCATGCGATGAAACGACCCCACTCACATCCCTCCCACCCCCATCTTTTCTCTATCCACAACCCCCTACCTGACACCATCCCTAGACAACCTCCAACATCTTTCGCTTATTGTTTTCTTTCTGAGATAGAGGTTATGACATCGCAACACCATATCCTTTCTCTTCCGGCTGACTTTCCTTTTACGATTGGATCCCGTGTTGAGGTCACAGATGGCCTCCTTGCTGGTGTTGTTGGAACTGTGGTACAAATTAGGACAAATAGAGATATCACATTGAAAGTCCAGCAACATTTGGGGTGGCAATTTTCCACTTGCATCGTTAACGCGAGTGTGTTACGCTCTCTGTAGGTGTTCAAGTTGTGCCTCTCTTTAACTTTCAGGTGTGTTCAGCCGCAAGCGCACACCGACCCCCGCGATGTAGTGGACCCCTTCACACATCGCTTTCGCCTCTGATCCCGCTCAGAGGCACTGTTGAAGTCATGCGTGCAATTGAACACCAACCTGTTTCCCTTGTATCCTTGAGTAACGACTTCGCCATCTACTTCAATGACTGGAGCTCTTGGCCCCCTGAGAGCCCAGTCATTTTTTATGACTATATATCAGCACCATGAGCACACCCTCCCAACCCTCCCCTATTCAAGTGAACCTCACTCCCGTTAACCTTACTGCGGAGTTGCAGAAGGTTCACTTGTCCGATTCCCTTACCCGTGATCAGCACGCTGACTTGCGGACGCTTATTCTTGATGCGGCAGCGGCGATCGGTATGGATGGATCAGGGCGTGATGGTCTCCTTGGTTATTTGAAATACGCAGCGAGCACCTTCCCGAAGCAGTACCTTCAGGTTATTGCTAAGGTGCTTCCGCTCCAGATTGATTCCAAGTCCACGATCAACGTTATCGAGCATGTGAATATCGTGTCAGTACCCTCTGATCGGTACATGCCCCGTCAAGCTTTCGCTAACGAGAAAGTTGAGGTCCCCGATCTGGCTGACAATTTGGTAGACATTACTGATTTGAATCTTAACGCCACCTCCGACGCTATTCAGACTATCGAGGATGTGTTGAACAATCCTGTTCCCGTCTCGCTCAATGATACACTTCCAGACGATGCTGCCTAGCGGTGAGGTTCCGTCCTGGAGATCTCCCAGAGGGTGACCCCTCCCAGCCCAATACTCCCGTCGAGTGGGAAGACAATGCAATCTCCAATCTCTTTGCTTACCTCAGCCACAAGCTTACTCCTTCCTGGTGTCAGACACCCGAGCACTGGACGTCCCGACTCACCCAATACCTGTTTACGGACTGTCCTTGCTGCATTCTGTTTCGTGGTATCTCTGTTGGTCTATTACTGGGTCTACCGCTTGGTATGGTTTTGGTTATCTTAATCGCCTTGGTTACAAAATGAATGCTCCCGCCCCAAAGGCCCAACTAGATCTCCATCTGGGAGAGAAGTTTGTTCGAAATCTTTGGGCTCCGGCTCGTCACCACGCACTGTTTGGCGGACGAGGTTCTGCGAAGTCTTGGTCCGTTGCCAGCTTCTTGACTGTGATAGGCGGTCAACAGACTAAGAAGATAGTGTGCGCTAGGCAATTCCAGAATTCTATCCGTGACTCCTCCAAGGCCTTGATTGAGAAGCGAATTACTTCTCTCGGCTTTACAGGCCACTATAAGGTAACGGATCAATATATTACGCATGTCGAGACTGGCTCTGAGTTCTCTTTTGTTGGGCTTGAGCGTAATATTGATTCTATTCGTTCTCTCGAAGGTGCTGACATTGTTTGGGTAGAAGAGGCGCGTACGATTCGCGCTAAGTCAATGGAAGTGTTGCTCCCTACGGTACGCAGCCCCGGCAGTTTCTTTATCTGGACGTGGAATCCCGAGAAGCCTACTGATCCTGTGGATTACTACTTCCGGAACACGAAAGAAGGACCTCCACCCCGCTCCCTTGTGACGTTCGTTGATTGTTCGGACAATCCCTATTTCTTCCAGACTGAGCTACCCGAGGAGCGGGAGACACTTAAGAGAGGCAACTTCGAACGCTATAAGCATGTCTGGCTCGGCGGATACGATACAGCAGCCGACTCAAAGGTCTTCTCGAACTGTACTACTGGTATCGTTCCTGTCCCGATTGATTGTCCGCCACGATATGGGATGGATTTCGGCTTCGGAACAGATCCGTCGTTTATTGTTAAGGTCTACTTGATCGAGGCAATCAAGACAATCTACATCGCAGCGGAGGCTAGTGGTCGTGTTCCTATGGATCAGTTGCCTACACTTATCCGCTCTGTGGTTGACTCAGACTATGATCTTATCAAGGCAGACAGTTCGCAGCCTGGAACAATTGAATTTCTTAATGCTCGTGGATTCCCAAATATCGTTGGTGCCCAGAAAGGCCCAGGTTCCGTTAAGTCCGGCATCAACTTCATGTCGGGTTATAAAATTGTCATCCATCCGCAATGCGAACAAATGCGCGATGAGGCGCGGCTTTACTCGTTTATGACGGACAAGCTCAGTGGGAAAGTATTACCTGGCCGTATTCCTGTGGATGCTAATAATCACGGTTGGGATAGTTCTCGTTACGCGCTAGAGGACGTTATCAGTAACCCTGCTAATGATGACGATCCTTTCGGCGGCGTTGTGAAGCTCTGGTAGATAGGAGAGTACTTTGGGTTGTGGGTGTGGTAAGTCGTTTTCAAATTCGTATGCCACAGGTCAGCGGCATCGGAGCGTGGGCGTGTCTCATGTTCCGAATACGCGGCCTGCAGAGACAACTGTGAGTATCAAGAGCAAGTCGCTCCAGGCCCGCACTGCTTCTAGCACCCCGGCTCCGACTCAACAGGTTTCCTCAGCAAGGCGCAAAGTCTAGCATGTGGCCTTTTAACCACCTAGTTAAGAAGCCGCCAAAACGGGAGATAGCCGAAGAACCGGTAAGTCCGATCTTTACGATCTCGGGACAACCGATCCGCCTTGTGTCTTCTGCGGCGATTATGGGAGCGGAAGAGGCGCAGCGCAGCATCCCGCAGCTATATCGTGTGACGCACCTTGTTGCCTCTAGCGCCCAAGCTATTCCTTGGTTCTGTGAAGCCGATCCGACTGTTCCGAAGAGCGAGCAGGCTCCGCCCGCAAAGATCAAGGCGATCAATAGCCTTCTGAAGTCTCCGAATGATAATTTCACCCCGGAGAATATGCGCTATTGGATGACTTTGAATCTGATGCTCTATTCCCGTGTTCATTTCAAAGTGGGCATTGGTACAGGTGGGCTTCCGAACGGGATCTATCCTCTTGCTACCAAGTACATGAAAGGGGTTCCGAATTCTCGCGGCACGATTGACACTTATGTCTATGGCGAAGGGACGCAGCAAGAGCAACGTTATCCTTCGAAGCGCAAGGCTTCTCCTGGAGAGGCTTATGCTGCTGAGATCAGTTTTCCGAGCCTCTCTGGTCTAGTCGAATATAATAAGTCGCCAGCGGCTATCGAGTCGTTGATGATTCCACTGATGATTATCAAGTGTCTGATGCAACGTGCGCTCGACACTGCCGACGGTCATCCAAATATCAAGTATGTGGTTACATCGGATAAGACTCTTACAAAGCAACAGGTCGAGGCGCTCAAAGAGCATCTTGAATCTGCTGGTCCTGGTGAAGAACACGGCGGAACTGTTCTTTTCCTCTACAATACGAAGATCGAAGTTCATACGCTTGATAACAAGATGGGTGATATCCATTCCAAGATACCGCTGGACGATATGACTCGTATCATCGCAGGTGTCTTTGGTGTTCCGATCGCACTGTTGGGTCTGAGCAATGCCGATTCCGCAAAGTATTCAAATAATTATGAGCAATCCCGTCTGGCGCTATGGCAGGATACTGTGGTCCCCAATTATATTGCTCCGCTTAGTGCGGGTCTCAGTGCTTGTATCTGCCCTTACGGTTCTCGGGTGGCTTTTGATTATGATGCGATTCCTGCTCTGTGGGAGGGACGGGCCAGGCTCGGACAGACCCTCAGCCATGTTAA